CATAACTTTTACTAAACATGTCAGGATTAGATTTAGCAAACCAACGCATAATCTTGCCAGCTTCGGAGTTGGCTTCGTTCTCAATATCAGAACCTGTGGCACCTTCTTTGGCAATATCTTTACCTAAACGACCATCTTCGTTCTGCTTATGATGTACAAGCTCATGAGCGACAGAACGGAATATATCCATCGGATGTCTATTGGCTGTGGATATGGACAATTCGTTTGAACCTGGATTATAGGCCGCAAATGAATTATAAGAATCATTTTCTGTCTTATATTTGACAGAAGGCATAGATTTTAGACCAAGTTTATCAGAAGCAAAAGACACAAAAGAGTCTAGCATAGGCGCCAGTTCTTTTCGTGTAATTTCTTCCTTTAATTGCTTTAATGTTTTCGTTTTTCCCATCATATTGCCAATCTTGGTCTTCATTAGCTTATGAACAGAGGCATCGTATTTGCCAAATAAATCTTTGATGAACTCTTTTTGCTTCTTATCATCCAAAGATACAAACTGCTTTCTTAGTTCGGATGCGGATGTAGCCGGCTTACCTAGAACATCAAATGTAAATGTTGGCGTAACGACTACATAACCAGTCGGCATAGACTGATCGCCAAATGGCTTCAGCTTCTTTTCATTGCCTTTATATGGTTGGAGATAGCCGGGTTTACCAGATTTGGTCGGCTTGAATGAGAACCGAGGGTCTTCTTCCATGTCTTTTTGCGACACAGCAAATACTAAAACCGTCGTCTTTGGATCGTAGTCTTTGAGGATTTCGCGGGCAATGTAAGGATTTGTGACTTGTTTAATATCAGATGATGGCACTCCCGCAAGACTCATCATCTTCTTTTTCTCTGCAAAGTTGAAAGGACTCTTTGGTGCTTCTACTTTATCAGACGTGGCAATGACTGCACTGCCAAACTTATTCTTCAGCCACTGATATACCTGAGCGTGACCCTTATGAAAGGGCTGAAAACGCCCCGGATATACTGCTAAAACTTTCATTACTTCCCTCTATAGGAACTCTTATCTATAGAGTTATTTAGTGTTTTTAATATCTATTCGTAGATTTTACGTTTGACAGTTGATTTGGTTAATGAAATGATACTCTCGACCAATGCTTTCTTGGGCATATACTTACTCACTTTGCCATCTTTTACCAGGTATCCAATAGCTTCCACTTCAGGATACATAGCAGCTACCTTGTATAGTATATCCAGATTCTTCTCATGATCATCCCACATACGAATACGATCCCACTTACCAGAAGCGAGATACTTCTTTATGATAACGCCCTTATTGATATGTGCTGGTGAGCTAGGTTTAAGCTTGGCCAAGTTGCCAGAGCGTTCAACATAGACATGATCAATGGGAAACCCATGATCACGAAAAGCTTGTAGGAACTCTTTATGATCATCGAAGTCTGCTCGGGCGGTAATGATGATAGAGTGGGAGTTTTCCGATTGATTCATAACAACACTTTTAGCCCTATCTAGAACATTGCTGATTGGCTTAAACGTATCACGAAAGATTTTACCAGAACGAAACTGAGAGAAGTCTAGTTCTTCGCCTTGACCGAGCTTATAGTTGTTATACTCGCCTGCTGCGAGAGACTTGATCACTTTACCATTTTTCTTAATGTTCACTTTCGCGGATGTCTGACCTAAAGTGTCATCAATGTCCCACACATTCAATGTGCGAACTTCATTCTTATGCTTTTTCTGATATTCACTATATTTCATTTGGACCAATTCTTTGTGGCGTTGAAGTTTGCTTGTGAGAATTCCAATCGATCTACAAGTTTAACTGCATTACCGATCTTATCGATAGCAACAAATCCTTCAGGTGCTGTTACTTTAAGTCCAGTGGAATCTGTTCTGAGATATGTTCCAACAGAATCTTGGACTTGTTGTAGTTTTCTCACAATCATATTTTTAGCACGAACCAGGAGATTTTGCAAGTCAAAAATCTTCTTTAGCTCATTTTTATTTGACTTGTAGAATTCCATTACCACTTTCTTTTCCATTTCACGTTTCTGCTTCGTGTCAGCTTTCTTTGCTTCCAGAATAGACTTGTTCAGCTTCTCTTCAATGGAAGCAATAAGTCCAGCCACATGCTGCGAGGTATTTGTAATCTCTTTTCCTTCGCGCACTTTGGAATTATTCCATGCTTTGATTGCAATCTTGTAGGTATCGTTTGTCGCAATTGTGTTTAAAGTACGTGCAGATATTGTTCGGAACAATGATCCGGCTTGTGACAGAGTAGAGTTAAGAGTATCTGTTTCTTGTTTTGTGAATGTCGCTGTGCCGGTTGCATCAACAAATGATGCATCACGATACCAAACATTCATAGAGGTTTTAAACTTACTGATATCAGCGCCAAACGATGCTTCCATATCTGCCATTGTTCTTCCGACATATGTTGTATGCCACACAATACCCATCTTGGATCTTGTTATTGATCTTGCAAGATCAGATTCGGCTGGTACTGCATAGACTATTGTGTTTGGTTGAAAGGTAACATATGACTTGCCGTCTATTGTTTCAGTCTTCAGATCTGCTGAGGTAAACATCATATCGCCTTGTATTACGCCATTGATGCCTAGTTCAGGCAAATATCTAAGAGCAACTTTCAGCTTGGCTTTCAGTCCTTCGCCAGGATGATTTTTATCAATATCAGCATTTGTATAGTTGAGCTTTGCATTTTGAGCAAACACACCTTTGGTACCAACAAAGAACTTGCCGTTCTCTGGATTGATACCAGCAAAGATAGCGGGTGCGCCATCCCATTTAGTTGTTAAGTTGACAGTTCTACCAGTAGCATGACCAGCGAGCATATCACGAAGAGACTGTAGAAAGGATATTGCCCCTCTTGTGCCAGAAACTCCTCCATTGAGTACTTCGTCCTCCAAGTGTTCTAAGTGAAGGTTCTTACCTTCTTTTGATTCTGTTAGATAGTCTTGATAATTGATCATTACACTTCCACTATTACTGCGCTTTTCGGGACACTATCTGTTATGACAATACGACCTGCGCTATCACCTCTTGACGGTGATTTTCCATATATCTTTGGAATACCACCCTGTTCAGCATCAGGATCAAAAGTCTGATCTTCTCTTCTTGCTCTCAACCTGAAATACAGATCGTGAGTTTTGGCATATGTGCTAGATTCTGTTAGTGTGCCGTTCAGAGTTAGAATATTAGTTTTCTCATCATATTTTGCTCTGACATCCATAGGCCCAATATACATGTAATCAATCGGACCTCCCATGGCTTTTGTACCAACGACAATCTTTTCTTTGTTATTTCTTGAAATTTTACCATAAACGTCTGGCACTTTGTCGCCAGCTTCTAGACCCATGGCTAAAAGCTTTTTGTGAGCGGCTTTCATAAACTTACCGGCAATGCCAGGTATAATAGCTTCCAAACCCCTCATACCACCACCGGCCAAAGAAGGAGCTGCTTCGCCTTTCAATGATAAGTTTATATCTTTCTTGTTCTTAGTGGAAAAAACAACGTCAGTATATGGTTCGGAACCACTCGACTGTCTACCGGTATACTTTTTAGCATGAGAGATATTATCCAACTTCGTGTTACCAGCAACAACATTTACTGATTTTTTCTTACTCTTTTTAACAGCATCATTAATAGCTTTAACTACCGCATTCTCTTGTCTTTCCGCCGACGCACCTGCCATATTATTTCTCCTTTTTACTTATTTATCTTTCTCGTCCTCAAACTCTTTCCACTTACCTAGAGGACAAGAAACAAAAGGCAGCAAAGTTTTATAATCCATGAAGCATCCACACTCCGAACACTGAGAGTTTACGCGATTAAACTTATCACATTCTCGGCAAATTGCAATTCTTTCGTCTGAAATTTTAAAGCGATTTTTAAAAAAGTTTCTCATAAGGCATCTCCAACGGGATTATATATAGCTATGTATATTATTATGGAGTATATAATGTCTGACAAAATCTATGTGCAAATTGCCGCCTACCGTGATCCAGAGCTTCTTCCTACCATCCGCGACTGTATCAAGAGAGCGGACAATCCAGAAAATCTTGTATTCGGTATTGCCTGGCAAAGATCAAAAGATGACGAGTGGGATACGTTAGAAGAATTCCACAATGATCCTCGATTTCGTATCGTTGATATAGACTATAAAGATGCTCAGGGTACATGTTGGGCAAGACACTTATTAAACGAAGCTTACGGCGGTGAAAAGTATACGCTTCAGCTGGACAGTCACCATAGATTTGTTCGCGGCTGGGATACAAAGTGTAAGAAGATGATGGACGATCTAATTGAGGCCGGTTATCCTAAGCCTCTTCTAACAGCTTATGTTGCTTCATATGATCCTGACAATGATCCAGGATCTAGAGTAAAAGAGGTATGGCGTTTAACATTTGATAGATTTACACCAGAAGGCGTTGTCTTCATGTTGCCGGCACGTGTCGAAGAAATTGATATGCACAAGCTGCCTATCCCCACACGTTTCTTCTCAGCCCATTTCATGTTTTCATTTGGAAAGTTTATTGAAGAAGTTCCATATGATCCTAATCTTTATTTCCATGGTGAAGAAAATACTATGGCCTTACGCGCGTATACGAATGGGTATGACTTATTCATACCAAACGAAATCATCTGCTGGCATGAGTATACTCGAAAGAATAGAGTTCGTCATTGGGATGAAAAAGACAATGGATGGGAAAAGAGAAATAGCGCCTCTTTAAAAAGAGCAAAACAACTGTTAGGAGTAGACGGGGATAAAGCCGACTATGATTTTGGTAAGTATGGCTTCGGCACAGTTAGAACTAAAGAACAATACGAAGACTATTCAGGCATTCGATTTGCCGACAGAGCCGTTCAGCAGTATACTCTAGATCATTATGATCCGCCCAATCCGATATATAGAAACGAAATTTCCCGACAGAGAACTTATAAGAACATGTTCAGACATTGTATCGATCTTTGGAAAGAACAAGTCAAAGAAACAGATTATGATTTCTGGGTAGTGGCTTTTAAAGATGAGGATGATCAAGATATATACAGACAAGATGCGGATAAAATTGAGATATCGAATATCATAAAAGATGCCGAAACAAAAGATGGCAGCTTTTATAACATCTGGAGATCATTCGACACAAAAAAGAGACCACACAAATGGATTGTGTGGC